GTTGAAAAAATAGTTGATCGTATAGTAGAAAAGCCTGTTGAGGTTGAAAAAATAGTTGATCGTATAGTAGAAAAGCCTGTTGAGGTTGATCGAATAGTTGAACGCATAGTGGAAAAGCCTGTTGAGGTTGAAAAAATAGTTGATCGCATAGTTGAAAATCGATCTAAAAAATCAACGGGGGTAAGAGGTATGTTTAGTTTTTGAAATAAAAAATAATTTTTATCTATTTCACTATATATGTACATATACGTATGGAAGAAAAAGAAATTTTTGAATTATATAGGAATCTTAAACGTGGATTTGATACATCTAATTGGGACTTGATACAAGAGTCTATGGATTATTTATCTGAGTATATAGAATTAAATGACGACGATGAAACTTTTGACGAATTAAAACAATGATATATGTTATACTTACCGTACTACTTACATCACTGATATTAAATATTTTTCTATTAGTGGCTCTTAAAAAGTCATTTGTACAAATAGATACACTGGAGACATGGTTATTAGAATTTAAATTACTTGTAAAAAATACATATAATAAATTGAAATTTGTTGATGATCGGTGTATATTTGAGAAAGACGATGATGTTGGCTTTTTGTTTACAGATTTGCTAAATATCATAAAACTAACAAATAAAAGAATTCAAACTGATGATAATGATAAATCAACCGACATTGATGAAAAAAACAAAAATAAACCATTCTAAAAAAATAAAGAAGATTGTGGTTCTTAAAGACGGTGTTAATAAAAAAGATAAAACGGCCATTCAGATGGTTAAATTAGTTAAAAAACCTAAGAATGATATTGATATTATTGTTCTGAACGCAGAGAAAAAGACCACATCGAAATCAAAAAATATTTCTAATATTGAAGTGCCACGTAGTATTCAAACACAAAATATTATTAAAAGTAATGATAATGAAGAGTCTCAATTCGATGTAAATGGTGAAAGAAAAAAAAGACGTGGGAGAAACAAAAAAGATAAAATTTATTTTAGTAAAAAAACAGAAGATGCTATCATAGAATATAATAATGAAGAAGATGATACAAGAAGAAATGAAATCTATGAAACAAAGATAAAGTTTAGTTTTGACAAATTAGTGGAAAATATATTTAACACATTTAAATTTACTTATTTTGATAATAGTCCTCAGGAAATTCAAAAAGAAACAGTATCACATTTGGTAACTAATATACATAAATTTCAAGCAGGTAAAGGCAAAGCATTTAGTTATTTTAGTATAGTAGCTAAGAATTATTTAATATTCCACAATAACAATAACTATAAACGATTCAATCAACACGTAGATATAAGCGACACTCCAAGTGAATCTTCTGTATGTTTACAAACTGAAGATGCACATCATAAAGATGTTCAGACACAAGAATTCATGAAACTCATGGTAAATTATTGGGAATCTAATATTACAAAAATTTTTAATAAGCAGAAAGATTTAAATATTGCATACGCCGTCATTGAATTATTTAGAAATTGTGAAAGAATTGAGAATTTTAATAAGAAAACATTGTATCTCTATATTAGAGAACTCAGTAACTGTAAAACACAACAAATTACAAAAGTAATTAATAAAATGAAGAGTTATCAAAATATTGTGATGAGAAATTATAGTCATAGAGGAACATTATAATATCTAAATCAATAATAAAACCACTCTATTTTGAGTGGTTTTTCTATTTATAGGTATATGGACTTAAATTTTGAAATTTACAAAGGAAAGCATTTTTCTGGTCTTTGTAAAGATATAGTGAAAAATTCAGAAAACAAGAAAGATCAAATTGATATATTGATTTCTGAATTACGCACTTTGATTAAAACAGTTAATGATGCTGTGATTATTGTTCCACTCATTAAAGACTACTACGATGTCGGTATTAAAAATGACGAACAATTGGTTAAATTAGCATCTGTAGTACAACGATTAGTCGCTAAAGGCGAAGCAAGTGGGGAAGGTCCATCTATGGTGCTCAGTGAAGATGAAAGAAAACAATTGATGGAAGAAGTTATAACAATTAGCAAAGGTAATCAATAATGAGCACAAACGTATCTACTATAGCTAGACTTTTAAATCCATCTACGTCAACTGTTTTAAACACATCTAATAACAATATAGATACTAATTTCTTAAAATTAGCAGTTGTTGTAGATATTATTTTAGACGATAAACATCCTTTTTTTGGAAAAACAACAACCGATAAAAATTCACAGCCTCCTCCAACTGTAAGATATCAACAAATACCGGTAAATTACAATAATACAATACCACTTGCGACAGATACTGATTTCAGTTATATTGGTCGAGTTAAAATTCGCATTTTAAGCGAAGAAAAACAAACGTCTTATGATAAGTTGCCATGGGCAATTCCATTGGATAATACCATCACACAATTTCCATTATTAAATGAAAAAGTTTTGGTTTTAAAAATAGGGGAGAATTATTATTACACAAAGCCATTTAATCGTTTGAATTTTCTAGGAACAAATGGGGAGTTTATAACTGAAAAATCAAGCAGCGATGATGGAAAAAGCGCAATTGCATATTTGCAACCTAAAAATTGTAAAAGTTACGTAAGTCATCCAATATTTATAAATCAAAATCAAACGGGATATTTTGGTAACTATTTTATATGCAATCCATTCATACGCAGTGTTCGTCAATTTGAGGGCGATACTATAATTGAAAGTAGATTTGGACAATCTATAAGATTTAGTGCTTATGACGATAATCGTTCTAATGACAAAGGAGCATATGCATCTTATGCTTTAAATGGAAATCTATTCAAAGAGTCAGTCGGAAGTGGATATGGAAATCCCAAACTAACTATACGAAATCGTCAACGTAATATTGCGCAAAAAACTACACAACAGTTACATCCTAAACTTCCTCCAATATCTCCTATAACTGATAAAGAAAAGAATTATGGTGGTCAGATAGATGAAGATATTAACAACGATGGAAGTACTATACAAATAACAAGTGGATATACAGTAAGTGCATGGCAAACCACTGTATATAAAAGTATATTTGGAATAAACAGTGAAAATAAATCAACCGAAGAACAATCTAGATTCAATCCAAAAGGTTCTACGCAATTTAAATTTCCAACATTGATAGGCGATCAAATTGTTATTAATAGTGATCGTTTAATATTGAGTAGCAGATTTGCAGAAACTTTTCATTTTAGTAAAAAACGTTATGCTGTTGCTACAGATAGTGAATATACAGTTGATGCTAATGATCAAGTTGTTATAACCACTAATAATACAGCAACTATAAATGCTCCCCAAATATTTTTAGGACAATATGGTGAAACTAATGAACCAGCGTTATTGGGTCAAACAACTGTAGATTGGATGTATGATCTTTGTAACTGGCTATTGGATCATGTACATTGGTATCATCACGTTCATCCACATCCACATGGTCATGAAGATGCCGGTAAAATTGATGCTGAAAATACCAATGACGCTAATCCAGATCAAACACAAATACCGGTACAACAAATTAAACTACAATTATTAAGAGATAATTTACACAAGACACTAAGTAGACGTGTATTCGTGACCGGAGGTGGATATGCTCCAGGTAGTAATGGAGTTAAACCAACTGGTAGTGGTGGAGAGTGTAAAGATCCGGTGGAAATTAATACGGTTACAGGCGCTGGAGTTGTGGGTGATTTCAAAGGTAGAAATCGTCGTGAAGGTCCAGTACAAGTTGAATTTGAATTTGAGGATTAATATATGGCATTACAACTAGTAGACATATTTGGTAATTTACAACCAGCAACAGGTAGAATTTTTCCAAAAAACTCTTTGGAAATAATTCCATATTTTAACAAATATAAAACCGTCGTTGGAGCGGTATTTAGAATAAATTCACAAGGAACCTCAGTCACTCCAAGCTTGATATCTGCGGAGTCTTATCAATCACTATATGAATTTTATAGTCCCACTGAATTATTGAATAATGGGTATGCACAAATTGGAAATAATAAGTATACAAAAATATATAAAAAATACGATAGAACTTTTCAGTTTTTTCAAAATTATTTTACAGAAACATATACGCCAAAATCAGGAGGAACTCCTAAAGTAAATGTGTTTGTTGATTTGGAGAAATATCAAGTATTTGCCGATTACGTGGGAGATAAACTTCCATGTTTAGCACAATACGATGTTATTAAAACATCTACCCTCTCAAATTTACAACTCGACTTTAGAGGGCTTTTTAATATTCAAGCATTTAATCGGGAATGGATTAAAGATGCATATACTTTCGAATTATATTATAACGGCGAAATTGATGAAATCAAATCAAAAGTAAGACGTATACCTGAAGAAATTAAAAATAAAATTTCTTCGGGCGAACTTGATAAGAATTTAGTACCTGCTTGTTTTTTACCTGATCCCGATCCAGCTTTACCAGGTCCACCTACACAAACGATATCAGGAGTTGCTAATAAAGCTCCTGTGGTAGATAATCCTAACATAAAACTTCCAACACAAGAAGTAAAGGGGTTAGATGCAAATGCAGCACAACAAGCAGCCTCACAAGCGCAAGGCGCAGCATCTAATGCTGTGTCTCAAGTACAAAGTGCAGCCGGCGGGTTAACATCACAAGTTCAAGGTGCAACTGGTCAAGCACAAGGTGCATTGGAAGGAGCCGTTGGACAGGCACAAGGTGCAGTTAGTGGTGTTCAAGAATCCGCTGGGGGAGTACTTAGTAATCTTTCATCAGGAGTTAAAGGTGCAATTGGCGGAGGGGCTTTAGGAGCGGGTATTGGAGCTTTAGCCGGTGGGGGAAAAGGTGCATTAATTGGTGCAGGCGCTGGATTGATTACGGGTGGTATAGCTGGTAAAGTATTTGATAAACTCAATCCTAAAGGTATTAAACCAGATGGTTTGGGTAAAGATTGGTCGCCTGATAAGTTTAGTCCTGAATCTATAGCTGGAAATGATAAATTTGTAAATGCTAAAACAGGTATGGTTGAATCCACATCTAATTTAGTTAAAGGATTAAAAGGTGGAATATTAGGTGGTGCTATTGGAGCCGGTGTGGGATCATTAGCTGGGGGTAGTAAAGGAGCATTAATAGGCGGATTAAGTGGTACCGCACTTGGTACTGGATTGTCCATTGGCGGTGTAACGGGAGGAGTTTTAGCCGGTGGTGGGTTAGGAGCTGGAATAGGAGGAATAGTTGGGGGAGGAAAAGGTGCTGCAATTGGGGCTGTTACTGGAGGAGCCGTTGGAGCTGCGGCAGCTAAATTGTCCAGTGTCCAAAAAGGAATGTCTAAGCCAAATATACCAAAACCGCCTAGTATGCCACGTATCAAGACCATCAAGATACCCAGACCATCTGATACAAAAGGCGCACAAGCATTATTAAATTTACCTAAATCTCCATTGGGTTAATAATTATATATAATAATATGAAAATAGATATATTAAAAGAATTCATCAAAAAAACAGTGCAACAAGAGGTACGAATCGTAGTACAATCTGAAATTAAACGTCAATTAGCAGAAATATTCTCTAAAGAAGTTATTCAAGCCAAGAAAAAATCAGCTGATTCTGATTTAGAACAACAAATTCTAAGCGAATTGGAAACTATGAACGAATCTACTGTTGTTGAGGAACCAGTTAAATCTGTGAAGAAGTTTGTAAAATACAGCAACAACCCAATGTTAAATGAAATTTTAAATCAAACTACAGGTGGGGTACCACAAGAAGGTAGTATGGTTAGTATGATGGGTGGATATGGAGGGGGTACACAAGAAGTTATTACAGAAACCAAAGTACCTGAAAATGCTCCTGAACCCGTTAAAAGTGTTTATAGTGCTATAAATAGAGACTATAGATCGTTAATGAAAGCGGTTAATAATAAACGCGGAAATAAATAAAGTAAAATAAATGGCTACTCCGACAAAATCTATAGGTTTGTCATTACCAATTCAACTTGGTAATCAAGGATACTTTGCCACAAACAAAGATACAATATCCCAAATAGCATCAAATATTCAAAATTTGTTGTTAACTATGCCAGGTGAAAGAAGATTTAACAATACTTTCGGATCTGGTTTATACAATTTATTATTCAATAATATAGGAAGTGACATATCTAAAGACATAATTATTGATGTGATTCAACGTGACGTTGATAAATTTTTGAACGGTACAACTATATTAAACGTTGAGTTATCTCAAGTTCAACCCGACAATAATAGTAAAAATTCGATATTTATAAGTATTACTTTTAGATATAACAATGCCGTGGGTAATACCGAGTTTAACTTGGAAACTAATAAAATTTAATGTCAAAGCTAATTAACAAAACATTTGATGCGAACACAAAAGATATAAACTATCTCAATAGAGATTTTACATCATTGCGTCAACAACTAATTGATTTCACCAAACAGTATTATCCACAGAGTTATAAAGATTTCAGTGAAAGTTCACCAGGTCAAATCTTTATAGATCAAGCAGCTTATGTTGGAGATGTACTTTCATATTACACAGATCAACAATTTTTTGAAAGTTACATTCAATTTGCACAAGATCGTAGAAATATTATAAACGGTGCTAAATATCTGGGATACAAGCCTAAAGTTTCGTCTGCTTCTTCAGCTGTGGTTGACGTATTTCAATTATTGCCTTCCATTCGTACCAAAGACAATGAATATTTTCCAGACGAGCGATATTGTCTAATACTACAGCCATTTTCACAGTTGTCGAGTACATCAGGAGTTAATTTCATAATAGAAGAAAGTATAGACTTTAGTCAAGATACTAAATTCTCCCCTAGAGAAATTACAGTTTACAGTCGTGA